AAGGCGGGGACGTTGTTTATCAACCAGCATCAAACGTACCACTTGGTACTGATCCTTTTACAATAGACGAGAATGAAGATGAGTAATGATAATAATGATAATACAAACCAATGGTTATTTTGGACTTTTGTATGTTTGATAAGTTCATTGTATACATTATGGTGGTTATTGTAGGATAAACTTTTAACTAAGAAAGGAGAGAAAGATGTTCAAGTATTTGTTAGTTTTACTTTGTTTTTGTTTTTCCATGATTGTTATACCTGGTTGTGTAACCAGCTTTGGTTCCCAGGAAAACACGGCAGACGAGACTCCTGATGAAATACTCCTCGAGTTTATTGATCAGGAGAGTGATTCAGAATTACTTCTTAATATAAACGAGCCGTTTTCGGAATTGGAAACGAGACTCAATCCGTCGATAGTTACAGGTGTCAGCGTGTTGAAATATCCCATAGTTCCTGGTTGAAAAACTAAAATATAAAGGGTAGGTAAAGTCGATTTAAAAAGCCCTGATGCCGATGACATTAGGGCTTTTTTGAATGATTTTAACTATTAAAAAAGGAGAATACAATGCCAAAAGTAAGAGCTAAGTTCATTTGTGACAGTATAAAGAGTTTTGATCATAAAAATATGGAAGTCGAATTATCGGCAGTGACCCGGAATACTTCTGTCGAGGACGAGGACAAAGGTTTCTGGCAGTATACGCCCAGCGGAGAAATTAAGATGCAAATTAACAATCCTAAAGCATCGAAGAATTTTGTTCCTGGAAAAACATGTTATGTGGATTTTGTTTTTGAATAAGGAATTCGATTATGCCGATGACCGGGCAGGAACAATACGATGCCAAGATAAGATTAGAAAACACATTTAAACCAGAAATAAAACGCTTGTTTAATACGATGCTTTCTGAATTTAGAGTTGTTTTTGCAATTCGTGGAATGGCTCCTTTGGCAACTAATTATTTATCGGCATGGGAACAATTGCTTGATATTCAATACAAAAGAACACAAAAAGTTTTTTCCCAAGCAGATAAACAGGAAGAGGAAGACGGTATCAACGAGGAATTACTTTTATTAGCATTATTAACATGGCGTACTGATAACAAGGAGCAACAATCAAAATTAATATCAAATACGAACAGAAAACAAATGAGGGAAGCAATAGAACAAGCACGATTAGAATTTGATCTACAAGGAGTTTTACCGACTAATATAGAACTTGCGCTTGCTTCAACTGTCATTCTCAAAAAAAAGTTTGCTGGACGTGTGACAAATATAGCAATGTCAGAAACACAAGGACCTGCTGAATCAACAAAGTTTATTAAAGAGGAAGTAAAAGCAGGTGTGAGGCCAACGATTCTCGGCGGGTCGGCAGGAGTTGTAGTGACAGCAACAAAAACGTGGAATAATCGGGGAGACGGCAAAGTTCGAGTTGCTCCTTTTAATCATAAAGCAGCTGGAGGTCAAACTGTAAACTTACTTGCACCCTTTGTTGTTAGCGATGAATTACTAAATTACCCGAAAGATACATCCCTTGGAGCAAGTTTAGGAAATGTTGCCGGTTGTAGATGTTGGGCAACTTATTTAGCATGAGGAAACGCAATGAGTAAAGTACGATTTAGAAATTTAACAGCAAAACAAAAAAGTCTTATATGCAATGGGTGTGGCGGTAAAGGATCCTGGATACCTATTCCTGAATTTATATTTGGAGCAGACTGTAATCATCATGATTTCAATTATTGGCTCGGATGTACAAAAGCTCAAAGAAAGAAAGCTGATCGACAGTTTTTAGTTGAAATGTTAATTGATTCTATTCGATTGTTTATAAAAGAACCATTATATAAAGTATTATTTTATGTATTCTGGGCCATTGTTTATTATGCTGCTGTTAGATTAAGAGGATATAAATATTTTAATTTTGTGAAACGAAAAACTTTGGAAGATTTGGAAATGGAAACGTTACAATAGGAGCTTATAAAATGGATACTAAAGTTTGTGAAATTATCGACATGAAAGTCGTAGAAGAAGATAAGAAACATTATATGACTGGCTACGCTAACACAAAAAACCATGCTGATTCTTATGGGGACATTCCTACTAATTATAACGACGAAGACGTTTATGTGTTGGAACGAATGAATAGCAATCCAGTTTGTTTTGTTGACCATCGAAGTTCTGCAACGAATATTGCTGGTAATTTTGTTGAACTTAGAGAGGATGACAAGGGTCTTTTCTTTAAACTTCTTTTTCGACAACTCTCAGATATTTACAATCCAGCTTTAAAGGACGCAGTAGCTTCTTATATAACGGGGTTTGGTAGAGCATTGAGTATAGGCGGTAGTTGGCTATTCGGTGATCCTAAAAATCCGAATCATTTAACAAAAGCAATTTTAAGTGAGATTTCCTTGGTTGGTATTGGATCGGATATGGATGCTTTGTCCTCCACAACTCGTCCTAAACATTTTAAATCGATTTTACCATTTGCTGATTTGCCGATTGCAAAGAAGGATAGTCCTTGGAATTTTGAAGATACTGCTACAAGTTTAAAACATCTGAGTGATGAAGAATTTTCAAAAGCTTTTTTATGGAAGGGTAAAATTGATAATGTAGAGACACATCAGTTTCCCGTAGCAGATTTTGTTGAAGGAGAATTAAAAATTATTCCTAAAGCATTATTTAGTGCCGCTGCTTCTTTAAGTGGAGCAAAAGGCGGGATAGATCTTCCTGATGATGAAAAAGATGGTGTAAAATATCAGATAGACAAATATTACAAAAAAATGGACATGGAAAGTCCGTTCGAGAAAAATGTTTTTCGTATTGACCATTTGACTCTTGACGATAGATTATTAGAAAATTTATTAAAGACAGGAGTTAAATTCAATAATAAAATGGCTAAAGCGTTAGTTTCTTCTATTAAGTCTAATTTACAATGTGACGTTGTATACCAGGACCAGCGTGATGCTGAAACATGGAAGAATGTTACTGAAACACTTACTAAAATGATGCTATAAACAAGGAGATAAGTAAAAATGCCGGAATACACCCCCAATGAAGTAATGGAAGCAGTCAAGGCCCTCGAGACCAATTTGAAGACTTTTGGCTCGGATTCTGCCGACTACAAACAGGCAGTTGAGAACACAATTGAGATCCTTGAAAAACAGGAAACTGATAATCAAGGTATTATCAAGGATCTTGCAGCAGCAAAAGCTGCTCAGGAACAGCAAACTGAAAAAATGACCGAACTGGAACTGGAACTGGCCAGAGGCGGAAAAAGTCAGGCAGTTGATTACAAAACAACCCCCTCTTATTTGGCCCTCCAGAAATGGTGCGCTCAAGGCGATAAATTCATGTCCAAAGATGAGTTTTCCCTTTTGAGTCAAATGGATGCCAAAACGTTACGTACAGATATTGACACCGGTGCCGGTTATTTAACAATGCCGGAAATGGATACGTCCATCACCAAGACAATTACCGAGATTTCCAATATGAGATCGGTAGCTCGAGTAAGGTCCACAAGTAAAAAAGTTCTTGATATGCCCATCAGAACATCTGTTCCGACGGCAACATATGAAGGGGAAGCGGCTTCAGGAGATGACAGTGAAAGTGCCTATGGAAGTGAACAACTCACGTCTTTTCGTTTGACTTTGACTGTTCCTTTTACCCAGGATCAAATGATGGATTCAGCTTTTGATTTGGAGTCTGAGATTAATGCTGATGTCGCTGAAGGTATGGCAAAAAAAGAAGGTAACAAGTTTGTTCTTGGCACCGGATCAAAACAGCCCGAAGGTGTTCTTGTAAATCCGACTATTGTTGCCGGTGCCTTTACTTCGACTGTATCTGGCGGATTTGCTGCTGCGGATTTGACTTATCTGACTGGTGAATTGAAAGTGGGTTATGATCCAATGTACGCTTTTAATCGAAGAACACTTGCCTATGCTCGGTCCCTTGAAGATTCTGCCGGTCGTCCCATTTGGCAGATAAATCTCGCAGATAAGGCCCCGAATACGATTAACGGCGAACCTTATGTTCTTTTCCCGGATATGCCAAATACAGCAGCAAATAATTTGGCTGTAATTTACGGTGATTTCCGAAGAGGTTACACGATCACAGACAGAACAGGTTTGATGATCATTCGTGATCAGTATGCCAAGAAACGTCAGGCCATAATCGAAATCACTTTTCATAAATGGAACACTGGCCAGGTTACATTGCCGGAAGCATTTATTGCTATGAAGATCAAGACATAGAATTCTGTTACATTGTTTCCCAGTTCCGGGGAAACGAATTCTCCGGGACTGTTTTTTTTATAATATATAACATCAAAACGGAGGTATAAAATGCGAAGTCAATTTGATCTTCATAGTAACTGTATAGTTACTAATGCTTTGGACCAGCAAGCGATAGGTTCCAGCACAACTACTGTTGGCAATATCATTGACACGAAGGATGCCAATATAGTTGAGTTTATTGCTCAGCTTGGAACGATCACGGATGGTGCTTATGTCGTTTCCCTTGAACATGGTGATGATTCAGGTCTTTCCGATACTGCGGCTGTTTCCGCTGAGGAAACACTCGGTGGTATCTCATTTGCTCTTACAGAGGATAAAGTTTGCAAGAGAATGGGATACGTCGGGAAAAAACGTTATGTAAGGCCGTCCATTACTTCATCAGCAGTTACAACTGGAGTGGATTTTGCCGGAATGTCTGTACTGTTGGCAGGTAAAATGCACAATCCGCAGGCTAATCAGTAGGAATTAATTCTAATCATCGGGGAAGATAAACTCCCCGATGATTATACAAATTAGGAGGAAATATGTCAGACAAAACAAGAATCGAATTTATCAAAGAAGGTCCTTATGGAATTCATCCTGCATTTGGCCCTGAGATTAATGTGAGGATTGGTGAGATTCGGACTTTTGACAATGATATTGCTTTACAAATTGTTAATCACAAATGGGCTAAAATCTGTGAAGATCAATCTGAGCCCTCAACTGGGGACGATGGTTCTCAAGTAGAACTGCCCTTTCCGGAACAAGTTTTGCAGGATCATCAAGCTGGTAAAATATTAGCGGAACCTGCTAAAGATTTACTGTTTAAATTTGCCGAGGAAAAACTTGACATTGTTTTTGAAAAGTCCTATAAACAAAAGAGCGTTCAATATCTTGTGGATAAACTTTTACTTGAAATTGAAAATCAGGAAGGAAACGATGACTAATTATTATGAGGTGAAAACGCCTCCCGCTGATCATCCTGTGACATTATCACAAGTTAAAGCCTGGATTATCATGGATGATGATATTACAGAGCACGATAAATTATTACAAGCTTTGATTATTGCGGCGACTTCCTTGGGACAAAAGTACACAAATAGAATCTTTATAACAACTGTTTTTGAAGGTTTTTTTGATTGTCTACAAGTTACTAAATATGAGAAATCTCCATTTATAACTATAAAAAGGGCGCCTGTAACTGAAATCACATCCATGGAAATATACACTAAAGATGCTTGGGAGGAGTTTACTGATTTTCAAACAAAAATTACGAATGGTTTTACAAGAATACTTTTCCCAAGTGGCGTTATTTTATCTGATTATAGTATCCCTTATTCAATAAAAGTAACTTTCCCAGCGGGATATGGGGATAAAGAGGCTGTTCCTGATGAAATTAAATCTGGAATAAAACAACATATCGCTTTTCTTTATTCGAATAAGGGGGACGTAGAATCCGAAAGTAAAAAAGGTATGCCGGTTGAAGTTAAAGCAATGTATTCACAATATAGAATTTTAGATACTTTTTAATATGCCACAAAGAAAAGTAAAACGTAGAAGATTAAAACAATATGCAACGGGAGATATGAATAAACGAATTCTTATTCATACTCGTTCTATAGGCTCGCCTGATTTTAATTCTGCAAACTTTGCAGAATTATATGACAGTGGTTTACCCTGTTGGAGTTCTGTTAATACGTTAGATCCAAATAGCAAAGTTTTCTTTGATGGTGTAGACATTGATTCAAAAGAAAAACCGACTCACCTTTTTGTAATAAGATATCGAAATTGGATCACAGCAGAAAATGTTATTCGATGGCGAAAGGAATTGTATAAAATCGTGGGTATTCAGGATCCAGATGAACGTCACGAATGGCTGGAACTATATTCAAAAATTCTTGGTGATGAAGATTTGGAAGCGAACCAATGATAAAAATAAGAGCTGATCACAAAAACAAAAAAGTTTTTGTAACAATTAATCAAGGCCATGCAATGCATAAACGGGGTATAAGATGGGGTTTGTTTGCAATTGGTCGAGAGAACGTAAAGCATACCAGGAGACTTATTTTAGATAAAAATAAAAATGGACGTTTATATTTTATAAGAGGGAAAATTCA